TTGCTACGAACAATGCTTCTGCCACTATCTCTGTGTATAGTTCCGATAGTGTAGAACTTGTGCTTTCGTTTGCCATTTGTATTTACCTTGTTATTTATTGTTTAAATTAATCTGAACAGGAGCAGAGTCTCTTTGTTTGCGATATTCAGCATACTTTTGACGATCTTCTGCCTTGCTCATGTCTAAATCCTGAATGTTAAATGGTTTTACAGTTTTACCTTCAATGCTACTCTGGCTTCCTGTACCTGACAAAGACCCTTTACGGAAATGTGGGTTAGCATCTAAAAACTCTTTGACTCTATCTTCAATGGACAAGAGTTCTCCTTTTGGGTTGTATCTTATGTTATTGTTATTATCAAGTATTTCTATTCTTCCGTCATCATTATAATTTACTTCATTTTTTAATAAAGAAACTACTTGATCTGGTGCAATAGCATTATTCTTTGATGCTAATGACAGGATAGAATTATCTACATTGATTGTTTTTACTTTGCTTTTCCAATCAGCTAACTCTTTATCTTTTTCAGCGATTCGTTGCTTCATAAGATTTTCAAGATCAGCTTTTGTTTTAGCTTCCTGAATCTGTTTCTCTTTTGCTAATTCTTCTTCTTGTTTTTTAGCTTCATCTAATACTCTTTGATGTTTTGCTTTTTCAGCTTCTAATCTTTGTTTGATTATGTTGTCCAACTGTTCTTGTGTAAATGTATTAGTTGGTTTTACCTCGTCAGTTTTAGTTTGTTTAACTTCAGCTTCCTGAACATCATTTTGCGGTTGATTAACCTGTTTGTCCTCTGACATTTTTTTCTCCTATATTATTAAGTTGCCTTCTTTGTCATACCAATCTGGATTGACATAAGTCCATTGATGACGACAGTTATAACCTCCTCTAACAACAAGTGGGTCTCCTGATTTTTTTCCTGACCAAGATGGTACTGTTTGCCAAAGTTGCCTGACCTCCTCAATAGTGAAGAGATTACTTTTTCTCTTCCTGTATTTACCATTTAATACATCTCTACATATCTGTCTAGTGGTTGGAATTATATCTCCAAAATACTTGATAAATGTTAGACCTGCATCTAAAGACTTTTTTGCATTTACTTGTGCATCAAACTCACGAAGTCCATCATTAAGTAATTGTGATGAGTATTTAAGCATATTATCTCCTGCTCTATCTCTTGCAAATTTTGACTGTAATGTGGCAACAGCTTTGTCAACTTCAGATTGCATAGACTTTTTCTTTTTATTAGCTTTGATAAAACTTACTAATTTTTGTGCTTCTCTATCATCTGACTTGCTATAGATTCCATTTATAGTTTGTCTTAACTCTTTTTCTAATTCTACAAACTCTCTTCCAACTAAAGTATTCTGATAAACTTTGTCAGCTAATCTTTTTGTAAAAGTATTTGATATGTCTTTGAATTGTGTAAATGTTTGTAGTTTTAAATTTCTAATTAATTCTAAATCACCTTTTGTAAGTTCTTGAAACTCAATAGGAATATTACCAATAGCTTTGAACGCTCTTTCAATTCTTTTTGCTTGTCTATTAAAACCTTTTTTTGTGACTGTGTTTGCCCATCCTAAAAATTCTGTTTGAAGGATTGTTCTTATCTTTGGTCTAATTGCTATTGCTGATTGTAGTTCAATAAGTTTTCCTGCTTGTGTTGGAAGTTCCCTTCCTGCAAGTTTAATTACATCATCTTCAATCTTATCTAAAGTTCTTTGCAAAGTTCTATAATATTCTTGCTCTGCTATGTCTAAATTTTTTATTCTATATATTGTAAATTTTCTGACTCTGTCCGCCATTATACATCTTCATTTTCAACATCTTCTTCTTGAACTTCGTCTTGTGTAAATTGACCAACTTCTGATTGACCATCTATCTCTTCAAATGCTTGTGTAAGTTTTTCATCATCATCAATAACTGATCTAATTATTTCTTTATCAACTTCTTTATTAAAAGTTGGAGATTCTAAATTCATGGCTTTTGCCATTGAGAAGAATTGTAAGTCAACAGCATAATCTTTTATGTTGAACGAATCTGGATAACTTATCTCTCCATCAAATTCTGCATTTTGAAACATAGCATAACATCTAAAGATCTGCTCTTCTGCTATTTCTAAATTATCTGCCTTCTCTGATAATCTTGCATTTAATAATTCAAATTCTGTTTGCAAAGCTATTCCAGATGAGACCTGTGTTTTAGTAGTTCTGATTGCTCCTGTATGTGCAATTCTATTTATGGCATCTACTTTGTGTTTGATTGAGTCCATAATAGAAGTTAGGTTTTGTCCTGAAGGTTGAAGTAGATATGGTTTCAAGTTTGGTTCTATTTCTTCTGGCATCTCAATAACTGCACCTGCACCTGCACTTGCATTGACACTTGGAGTTTTGACTAATGATGGATGGTTTGTTAATCTGATTAGTTGTTCAATTTCAGAATATTCGTTGTAAATAGCTTTTTGTAAATCCGCAATATCAGTAAGGTCAGATTGACCAATTCCTCTCTTGTGCGATTTAGAATTGTATAAAATAACTGCGGGTATTTTGCCAATCTGATTTATGGCAGTATCTATCACACGAGGTTCTTCATTATCTGGTTGATAGACAGTATCAATCCTATCAGGATACCACATTCTAAAATATGTACCGCCATCTTTGTCAACCTCTTCTCTTACTTTTAAATAATCCAAATAATATTTTCCATTTACTTCTCTTTTAAAATTCCAATCCAGAGCATTCTCTGGAGTGACGATTGAGATGTAAGGTCTTATATCTTGGTCAAGTTCATCTGCTCTTGTCCTTGTTTGAACAGTTGGTTTATCTAAAATTAAAAAACAATGTCCATATATTGAAGCATAGTTTTGTGCAGTCTTAATTACAGAATTAAAATTGTTTCCTTCTAGGTCAGCATCTTTTAAGAATGATTCTAAACTAGGTTCATCTGCCATTGAACCAAAATCTCTTGAAGGTTTTACTCTAAATAAAAAAGAAGAATAAATTTGAATGATGTTTTTACAATGATTATCGCATGGAGTATTTGCAAGTCTTTGGTTGAACTCATTATCAAGTTCTAAATTATATCTATTAAGATATTGTCCTAGTGTGTAGTCATAACCTCCGTTGTAGCTTCTAATATAATACTCATAATTGTTTATGTTTTCTTTGTAATCTTTATGAGTATCTGTTGCCTGATCTTTGGTGTATGCCATAATTTCCTTCTTTTACATTCCATCTTTGAGGATTACTAATAGGACTCCTTATAGTTAAAGGTTTTACATAATCAACCAAATATCCTATTGCGTCATTCATGTGGTCAAAACCCTCTTCCTTATCAGGGATATTAGTATTTTCCTTATATACCTGTCGTTGTAATCCTTTTAATATAGTTTTACAAGAATTGCTAATAAAAATATGTCGTTGACCATTAGAATCTTTTAGTCTTGCATTAACATTATTAACTCTGTCTCTTATAGCAGTATGTTTAAATTTTGCTTTTACATTGAACCCTGCATTTTGCAAAATAGATAAATCTGTTTTACCTCCTGCTGATGTTTTTCTTTGACGACACGCAGGGTCAGGATAGATAATTATTGGAACTTTTGTTCCATATCTATCTTTTATTTCTTCACACATTTCGTCAGTATTTGAGCCATAAATAACAATTTCATCAACAAAATATATTTTATCTTTTTCTATATGAGCAACACAAGCACTCATTGGGTCAACATTCATATCTAAACCTATGTGTAAAGGTCTTGCAAAATCTATATCTTTTTTTACAACACTCTCTGATGGATGAAAGTTATAATAGACCTGTCCTGCATAGTTCTCAAAACTTGCTTCAAACTCTTGCCTAAAGGTTCTAATATCTAAATCTGATCTAGCTTGATCTAGTTCTTGTTTTGATACCATCCCTCCTTCTAAAGTTGTAAATTGATAAGATTGCCATTCAGGGTCATCATTTTGTCCTTTGAGATATAGTTCATAACTCCAATTTCCAAATCCTCTAGGTGTACCGCAAAATAAGACTCTGCCATTTGAATATTTATCTGAAATAGATGCTCTTAATACTTCTGTCCAAGTTCTTTTGTCTATGTCAGCAAATTCATCTAATATTAAAAAGTTTATTCCTGAACCTCTTAAATTGTCAAAGTTCTCTGCACCTTTTAATGATATTGTGCTGTTTGTTTTTCTTATTGTAATAGTAAGTGTAGTTTCATTTATATCTTGTATCCAATTATATTGAGATAGTAATTGTTTTAGATCACTCCAACAAATCTCTTTTGCCATTTTTAAAGTTGGTGCAACATACCATATTGTTTGATTTGGTTGAGATGCTTGTTTCATCATTTCAACAATAGTAAGATAGGTTTTACCAAATCTTCTGCCTGATATTAAAACCCTAAATCTTTTATTGGATGAGCAAACTTGATACTGCGGTTTTGTTAGATTGATTTTCATGGCATCCAAATTTTATATAGATGTTGTACTTATTAACATCTTCTCTGCCTAGTTCTACAATTTTATTATAAGACTCATTGTAGCCATCAAGCATACATTCATAAGCATCAACATATTCTACTTCGGATTGAAAAGGTGGTAAGCAAGTTGTTTTTCCATCTATTACGGAACACATCAGAAGAGTTAAAATAAATTTCATTCAAACTGTCCATCATTCGGAGTATTGTTTGCTATATCATCTTCCCATTTATCTATAATTTTTTTATTATGATTTTCTTTAATTTTATTTAGATTATCTGTCAGGGCATTAATCTCAACATCTTTTAAATCTATTACAGCTTTTAAAGTATCTACTTCTTTTTCTAATGTTGCTATTTTAACTTCTAAATCTGCTGAACCTCTATTCTGTAATTCTTTTTTTAATTTATTTATAAGTCCTAATCTTTTAACAATATCTGCTTTTGTCATTTTAACTTTTCTATTCTTAAAATTTTATTATCTGAATCTAGTTCTGCTTTTACACGAGAACACATATAAGTTGCATTACTGTTTCTTGTTGCAATTCTTTTTTTTTCTAAACATTT